CATAGGAATTGCAAATGATTCTAAAGAAATTCGTAGACGACTTAATGGATGATCTACAAACCAAGCTAAACGATGTAGCCGTCCCTCTCAATACTATTCTCCACGAACAAGTCGGTAAATATCACCACGGTATTGGCGTTATCCAAGGCCTCAGAGTAGCAGCAGACTCGGCGCAAGACCTTTGGAAGAAATACGTAAGCGGAGATAGAGACGAGCCCTCACAAGGCATGCCTCAAGCCCCCCTACAACCCGAAATGCCCCTAAAAGCAAACGTTCCAGGTGTAACACCTGAAATCTTCGATGCTGAGTACAATGTTTAATTTATTTAGGAAGCCAAAGACTCCCATCATGAATCAAGACGAACTTATTAAACAAGCCCTCGACGTTGATCACCTCTCAGACCTCGTAGACCTTCGAAGCAGAACACTTCTCCTTCAGATCTATAAGGTCGAGGAAGTCACACGGGGTGGCATCATCATGCCTTCATCGGTTATCGATAGCTCAAAATTCGATAACCGGATTGGACGTGTTCTCAGTATAGGACCTCATTCCTACGACGATATAGACTACTACCCTTCAGGCCCACTCTGTGCGGTTGGTGAATGGGTCGTCTATTGGAGGCATGACGCATCCCTCCTCACCATTAACAAAATCGATTGCGCTATCTTGCCTGCGAACAAAGTCATGTTCGCCACCAAGATGCCTGAGCTAATCGATACCAGCTATCACGTAGGGAAATAACATATGGCCCAAAATATGCAAGAAGCCCTAACAACCATCAACGATGCTATCCACAATGTTCAGGACGAGAAAAGACCGAATCCGGCAGATAGCATTGAAGTTATCCTTGATGAAGATCATGGTCCCGATACAGCCGATATACTGGGGATAAAAGAGTCGAACCGAGACGTCCAGAAAGACCAAGAAGACGAAGATAAAGAGCAGCGTCTAAGGCACCCACGTAGGCGTCAAACGTCCCATCAACGTATTGCAGAGATGACCTATAAGAATAAAGTCTTAGAAAGTCAGTTGATGCAAGAGCGTCAGAGAATAGAGGCCCTCGAGAGAGACAACCGGCATATAGCAGACATAGCCTCTCAAAAAGAAGAGGTGGCAATAGCTCAATATGAACACGCCCTAAGAGTTAAAGCAGAAGCCGCCAAACATATCCTCGAAGAAGCTATAGAGGATGGCGACACATCTAAACAAGCAGAAGCCCAACAACTTATGACTCAGTTCGGGGCAGAGCTAGCACTCCTTAAAAAACAAAAAGAGACAGCCCCCCATCAGTCCTATCAAAGAGAGTATCAAGAACCTGCATACGCGCAACAAATGTATGCGCCTCCTGTGGAAGAACCGACAAATCCTCATTTTGACGAATGGCTAGATCGTAACCACTGGTTTGGTCAAGACCCACATCTAACCGAAGAAGTTAATAACTACGCTACCGAGCTTACAAAGGTCTTCAGATACAACAACCTAGATCATCTCATTGGGACTCCAGATTTTTTCAAAGCTGTAGATGACGGGATGGCAGCCAAATATAGGGTGAACGCCTCCAACCAAGAACCCCAAAGACAACAATCATATGCAGGAAGGATGGCACCCGTGGCTCCTATCAATAGACAAGGCGGTTATGCAGGGAATTCGCACGGTGGAGACAGACCAAATCAGGTCAGACTATCAAAAGAGCAGTGTGAAATCGCGGACAGCCTACCATTAACACACCCAGATGGGACCCCTAAATCAGCACCTGAGAAACGTAGAGCCTACGCCTACGAACTCGCTAACCCAAGAGCACGTAACGGCCTGAGAGGAATATAAAATGACAGTACGCAGAGAAAAACTCATGAGTCCTGAAAAGGCCATCCACGAACAATTCAATTTTCAAGCTGATCACATGGGAAGCTTAGGGATCCCCCCTGAACAGATCCCTGATGGTACGGATTATTTATGGGTTGTCGAATCTGTAAATGACAAGCCCGATCACAGGCCTCTTGCTCTTGCTCTTAGAAAGGGATGGAAAGCAGTCCCGCCGGATCGTCACCCTGAATTGACCCCTGGGATCAACCTAGGAGGTGCTTATAAGGATATGGACAGGTCAGCCATTCGTGTTGGTGGATTGATCCTAATGGAACGATCAAAAGATCTAGGCTACCAAGAGCGTCGTCAGCAGAACGAATATACCAATCAAGTTCTAAAGCAAGCAAAGTGGGCAAATGATGGTATGGCTGACCCAATGGTACCTTGGAGAACCTTCATCGATGAAGAAAAGCGAGAAGTATACTAATATTTTTTGAATATTTGAGTATTGTATATTTACAATGAGCAATACTTATGTATACTTAAAATAATACGTCCTCGACCTCTGTACACTAAGAGGCAAGAGTCGATGAACCGTCGTAAAGTTTAAGGTTGTCTTTCCGATGATGCGCATTTTGCGAACCTAACAAAAAACTGATCACTCAGATTGTTTTTATTTTTAGGAGGCAAAATGTCTTACGGTATTAATGCTCCTGTCGGGTTCCGCCCAACTTCTTATGTTAGCGGTGCTCCTTGGACAGGCAAATTCTCATACTACTTAATCGAAGGCGGTTACAATACTTCAATTTTCCAAGGCGACTTGGTTAGTCGAGTGGCCGGCGCAAACGGGTATATTAAAAAACTTCTACCAACTGAAATTAATGGTGGAAACGGAGCCCCCGCGCTCGGTGTTTTCTTAGGTTGCGAATATGTAACCCCAGGAGCTCAATCAAATATCACTCCTGTAACAAATTCTCCTTATTGGCCTGCTAACCAGGCCATCAAGGCAGGGACAGTTGTTTACGCGAAAGTTATTGATGACTCAGAAGTCATCTACGATGTCCAAACAAACGGCACCGTAAACTTGGCGTCTATGGGCGGGAATGCTTCCTTTGCCCTAGGAGCAGGAAGTACAGTCACAGGTCTTTCAGGCGAAGTGATAGATGTGGGCACAATTTCTAAGGCCGCCTCATTCCGCGCATCAGGTGCTAGCACTTTAACAGGTACCGTAAACCTAGTTATCCCAGCTGTAGGCATTACCGCAAACTCATTAGTTATGTTAACTCGTAAAACCGCAGGCGGTGGCGCAGGGAACTTAACAATCACTATTCAACCTGGTGTTTCTTTCACAGTTGTCTCGAGCAACGGGGCGGATAACTCTGCATTCAATTATCAAGTCCTCCCGGGCACCGATGACAATAGCTTCCTGCCTTTGAAGTTGCTTTATGCAACCCAAGTCCCAGGAAACACATTTGACCCAATCACAGGTGCTGGAATTTTGAATGGCAACATCTCTGTAATCTTAAATAACAGCGCTTATCGCGTTGGCACACAAGGAGTTTAATCACTATGGCAACAACTACTTCAGATATTGCCGCCCTCTTGCGTCCAGGCTTAGCGGCGGTTATTGGCGACTACAACACTTATGAAGACGAATGGAAATCGATTTATTCGCACCATGTGTCAGATAAGCAAGTTGAATACGAAGTCGAAATGAAACTTTTGAGCATTGCTCAAATGAAACAAGAAGGCGGTTCAGTCTCTTATGACAAGATGGCGCAACGCTTCATTACTTCGTACCTACACCAATACTTCGGTATCGGCTTTATCTTAACAAGACAAGCTTTGCTAGATAACTTGTACAAGGACAGATTCCCAATGGCTGTAACGTCATTGAAAGACTCTCTGCGCCAAGTTAAGAACATCCAAGCAGCGAACCTGTTTAACAACGGTTTCAACCCTGGAGCTCCAATCGGTGACGGTCAGCCTCTATACTCTGTCAACCATCCTATCGATGGCGGTATTGTATCGAATACTTTCGTTGTCCCCGCGCAGCTTAATGAAACATCTCTCGAAGATGCGATCACAAACATTAGCTTATTCAGAAACGCAGCTGGTTTGTTGGTTAAGAATACCCCGAAGCGCTTAATCGTTCCGCCTTCATTGCAGTTTACTGCAAGCAGGTTGCTGAACTCTAAGTATCGCGTAGGAACAGCTAACAACGATATCAATGCAATCTACCATGACAATTATATCTCTCAAGGATACATGGTAAATCACTTCTTAACATCTCCAACAGCTTGGTTCATCCAAACTGATAACTCGAATGGATTTAAATACTATGAACGCGAACCCTTAGACATCGACATTTTCACTGACATTGACACAGATAACCTAAAAGTTCGGGCAATCGAGCGTTACTCATTCGGTAACAGCGACTTCCGTTCAACTTTCGGTTCTCAAGGTGCATAAGTCTAAATAATTTAAGGAGTATCCCTCAATGGCAGTTAATTATATCCCAAACCCATCACAAGGGTCACAGTTTTCAGACGGTGTCCGTGTAGGACCAGGGTTCCAAGCGCAATATACAACTGGCATCGGGGGTACTCCTCCCGTCCTTTTAGAGACAGCCTCTCTGAATAAAGCCCCAGGTACACAACTCGCGTCATGGGCAGTCTATGACATCGCCCCAGCTGCTTCTGCTGTCAATAACTTATCACTAGCGGCCACAACCGTAGGTGCTGGCTATCTGACATTAGCTCCAGCTGCAGGCGTCACAAGAGTATCTAAGTTCGGCCTTACTAACGTTTTGGAACTAGATGTTCCTCGCGCTGTGTCTTTGACTCAAGCGGCGGCCGGTAACGTTGGTCAACTAACTGTAACAGGTTATGACCAATACGGCATTCGCATGCAAGAGTTAATCACGAGCATTGTGGATGAGACGGTAGACGGCGTGAAAGCATTTAAGTGGATTACAGCCCTTTATTTCTCAGCGGCATCCGGTACAAACATCTCTGTAGGAACAGCGAACGTGTTCGGTCTGCCTTGGAGGGTTGATAACTCCAATTACATTAATTATGCATTTGAAGGAATCCCAGAGGTACCTTTCGACACAATTACAGGGAATGCAACATTTGTTGATGCAGCAACCCCACAAGTTATAACGGGCATCCCGTACATGGACGCGGATACAGCTATTATTTGGTCAGTCATTACGCCTAACGGGCCAGATGAAGTAACAATTACTCGTCAAAATGGTGTAGGTTTTACATTCACGACAATCGATGGTGACACGTCAGTAGTTTCATGGGCGGTTTTCCCTAGCCCAGCTGCAATCGAAGGACAAGGCTCAGTAGTCTTCACCCCTGCTTATAACGTAGTGGGAGCAGATCCTTTCCCACCTTCCGCTTCCACCTTAACGACTCCTGACGTTAGAGGGACATTAGCAGTCCAAAGTATAGACCCCGATGGGATCTTAAGATTAAGTGCCTTCGCTTACGTTTTGGGTTCCAACCCACTACCAGACACAACAATTCGTAATCTGGATATGTATAGTAACGCCTCTATTCCTAATGAGCTTACCCTAAATGGTTATGCCCAGTTCTGGAGTAGCGTTAACTCGGGAAGCTAATATATGGCAAGGTTAATCACTCAAGTATGGCCTGCTGCCTCGGTTGATGAATGTGCCGCGCTTCAAGATGTCCTGGCTGGTGCTAGCGTTAAGCTAAAAGGCACCAACAGGGGTCTGTTGCCTGGCATTGATTACGGGGCAAGGACAGTTAGTATAACGAGTGCTAACGACTTAAGTGCTGTTAACTTTACAATACGTGGCTTTTTATTCAATATTCCCGTGGAAGAAATAATAGCAGGGCCAAACAACAACACTGTTTATACGACGGGTGCCAATTCACAATTTACATCCATCACAGCGATTACAGTCGATGCGGATGCAAATGAGTTTTCAGTGGGAACGGGGACGTCAGGAGTTTTGAATCCTATGACTCTAAATCCCCATGTAAGTAGTTTTGGTGTCTCTATAGATGTTATTGTGGATAATAATATTGAATATTCACTCTTGCAATCTTTGGAAAAAGTGAACCTCATTACTCCCGAAGGGAACCGACTTAACCAAGAGAGTGTCACGGAGAGTTCGTTCCCGATCCCAGGGGCACTCGTTCCATCAACAGCACGTCAATATGCAGAAATTTTCGGCCCCGTGCAGACAATCTTATGTCTAATAAATGAGAATACGACTGACGGTGACCTTAAGATTCATATCCTCCAACAGGGGATTGCATAATGCACAATAGAGACGATCATGACCACATCATGCAAGACTTTCGCTACAGCCATACACCAGGTTTGTGTCTTCCCCAACACAAAGCAAGTGGCGG